TCCGATACTATGTTCTGTGATATGACCATCTTTATACAACTCATATAGGTCGTTGCCTAAGGTTGTATTAGGTAGTTTAACACTTGCCTTTAATCCAAAGGCATCTTCGCTAATCTCAAAAGGTTTTGCAATAGGCTTATCAGTAGAATGGTTCATTAAATGCCACACTCTGTTTTTAGCTTGTGGGCCATTCTCTTTTAAGGTTTTAGTAAAAGCACCTGGTGTAATAATATCACCATCGCTATCTACATTACCAAATGCAGAATAGTAGACTGTAATAACTCTACTATTGTCTTCCATATCTATGGGAGCACCTTCAATCGACTTTTTGTTATAAAAATTACTCATATTTATTTGTTTAAGCTACATACACCGTACAACATCGGCAGTTGCAGTTATTTACTGCTCCACCGTTCTCATCGTGTGCATATTGCATTTCAATTACACCGTATTTAGGAGTGTTTACTAGGAATGGTTGATTCACAGGTATTCTTACTCCACCATCATCAGGATTCGTCTGTCTATCTAAGGCTTGATGCCAAGCTCTAGGTAGTGCTACATACTCAGCGTGAACCCATTGTTTAAGCAAAGGTATATTAATTCCTCTTGTTGCTCCCATCGCACCTGTACTTAAAGCTTGATGAGTTTCTGTTCTTGCGATTAATAAACTCCTTGCGTTATTTATTTTTCCTTCTCTAAGAAGCTGAATAGCCATTTCGTTTATTTCGTTTGTAGAAAGATTATTATCTCTTCCGTATTGTAATACGTTATTAAGAATCCTAGCTATCTCGTTATCCGTTGTATTCTGAATCCCAAACATCTTAGGGCCACTAATGGCTGTCCAATAGGACAACATAAAAGCTAACCACTCGTCTAAGATATTTAGCGGATCTATATCTATTGCCTCTTCTTTCTTATACTTGTCAAATATCTTTTGGTACCTCATCGCTGTGTATCCACCTGTACCTTCGTACAAAGTTCGTAAAATATTGGAAACTTTATTATTGTCGAAAAATGTCTTGTTAAAATTAGCCACTTGGTCTGCTCCTAGTTCTTGTACCAACTCTGCTGCTTTATTAAAATCATACTGCAATGCTTCCTTTAGTTTAGGAGCAAATTCGTTTATTGATTTTCTAGCAATCTTTTGTTGCAGGTTAAACTGCTGAGAAGGTTGTAAGATTTTGGACACACATATTATTTTACTGGAGGTAAATTATAATCTCCTTGTTGTTGAGCATTACGAGGATCTTGTAGCATTGTAAGTTCCGCTACTGGTAGATAACCAGCAGGAATATAAATCTCATTCATCGTATCCTCTTGGATTGTGTCATAACGCATAGCTTGTCTTTTCTCGTTTGGAGTAATCCACCAAGATTGAGATAAGATAGCAGATAGTTCTTTCATATCCTCTTGTAGTTCAGGGAACACAGTAATATCGAAATCGATATAGAAACCTTGTCCTATTTCGTTCTCAAAGAATCTATTAAACGCATCACGAATTAAAACTAATTCAGGAAGTACTACTTGTGTAAGCATTTCCTTCTTAGCTTCCTTCATATTGTTGTAAGTCTTGTTATCAGGATCGTTAAACAACGCAGAGTTAACTCCGTACACATTACACAACTCACGAAGCGTAATCTTCTCTGATTCTAATAACTGAAGGTCTACAGGAGATAATCCCATATTCACCCAGCCTAACTTGGCACCAGCGATTAAAATTTGTCCTGCGTTTTGAACTATCTTGTTTTTAGTTCCGTACTGATTGTAGAAATCTTCTTTCAACTTACCAGCTTGTTCAGGGCCGAAGTCATTTGACTCATCTGCATACAAGATACCTTTAGGCCCTTGATTCTGCAACATACCTACAGAGGTATCCTTAGCATCGTTACTGCGTTGTACAGTTCGGTAAGCAGCTTGTAAAGGCGACAAACCATATAATTGTTGACCATTAGTGTTAAAGTAAGGGTTAAAGTATTTTAAGTGAATTACATCGTTTGCAGCCAACTGATCCCAACCTACTAAGGTAAAAGAGTATCCTTCAACCCCATTAATCGTACCATCGCTGATGATAGCTACATATTGAGAAGGAAGCACAACTAGTTCGGCAACCTTACCATTGGACAAGCGATTCGCCCAGATATAAGAGTTGCCTGTAATAAGCTTATAGCCTACAATATTTTCTAATAACTCTGATAAAGATTGGTATGGGTTTGGTCTTTCTAGTAATTTGTTCAATGGGCTATCTGCAATCTCATCTACCGCTTTTACCCTTACTAACTCAGCTTTGGCTATATCAGCACCACTAGATGCGTTAGCCATCATTGCCTTGTAAGTATTTAGTTCTTTTTTGCTTTTAACCTTGTAAACGTAAAATGGAACTGTAGAAATGGTTTTTGATATACGCTTGATGATAGAATAGACTTCGCTATTGTTATCATAGTCTTGTACGAACTTCGCATAATCCAAATTAGGGTAAAGTGTTCTACCGCCAATCAATCCACCAAAATCAGAGAAAGGATTATTAAGAGTTGTTTTTATTTTAGTGGCTGCCTTTTGTTTAAAAGGATTCACCGCACTTAGTATGTCCGTTAACTTCACTATAAGATATTTTTACAAAAGTAACAAATTTTTAGCCTAAACAATCCAACCTCGCTTCGGTTTTGCATATTTGGTGTATATAGCATAACGCATAGCATCCATCAAGTGGTCACGAAACTTAACAGGCTCATCCATTGTATTGCCATCGTGATCCGTTTTCCATTTATAGTTTTTAATCTCATCTAGTAAATCCAAAGATTCTGATTTTATAAATATCGGAAATGATTTTACCTTGTTCACTCCAGCAAAAACATCTTTAGCTGCTAGTTTCAAATTAAACCCAGCTTTATTTACTTCGGCTATTGTTTTAGGTTCTGCTGGATCAGCGAATATGTCGTCTCTACGAGATAAGCCTAATGATTTCATCCTATCAATCAAAAGTGAGGTAGACATCTTGGTATCATATATCATTTGCTCAACATATATGTCACCATCGAAGTTTTTACACCTTACTAGGGCAGTTTGATGGTTAAAGCCAAAGTCAAGGCCATAAAACACATCTCCACCCTCAGGGAAGTTTCTTCTTCTTCTCCAATGCGAATAAATCGTTGCTTCACTAATTGCTCTTTCTCCTAATCCGTAAACTCTCCAATATTCGTGGTCAGCTTCTCGTAGTCTTTCAATCTCTGCAATAATTGTCTTATCTAAAAATGGATTGTCTTTGTAAGTCGTAATCGTAAAGTCAGTATCTTCTCTAGGAATGACTTTGTCATAAATCCAGGAGTAATAATCAGATGGGTTATAGTCTAAAACTATTTTATCGGTAGTTCTTAGGGCTAATTGCATCCAAGATTCATAATTGACCTCATTTGCCTCGTTAATAAACAAATAATGCCTTTTACGACCTCTAATCTTCTGAGGTTGGTCGGTAGAGACAAATTCTACCGTATTTCCATTTAGGAAATATAAATTCTCTGATTTATTGTGTTTTTCTTCTGAGTATAGCCCATATTTAGACAATATCTCGATAAAGTCTCTCATAACGGAACCTTTGATGCTCGGTAGGGATGAACGGCAAATAGTTAGGGTTTTTCCTTTCTCTTGCAACAGCTTTACGATAAACCAGGTAAGTACGTTGTAAGTTTTACCTGACCTCGTTCCTCCTTGCATCACAGAAATTCTCTTCTTAGATTCGTTCAATATCTGAAAGACGACATTGGTGGTTACTTCCATAGAAATAAATTAAAATTTTTGGTTTGCTCAAGTCAAAGCTAATACTTTTAGTTTTATAGGAAGGTAGGGGTATCAATCAATAAAGTCCCTTATATGAATCAAAAAGCTGCGTATTTGACCTATATAAGACACATTAGTGATTGATATAAGTCAAAAAGTCAAGTTATAGGTTTACTTTTTGTGAACAATCAGTAGTAATACTACCAACTGTAACCAAATTGGTAACATTAACAAAAAGCAATTAGAAGCGATTTAAGACACTCAAGTTGTTTTTGGATACATAGTACTACTATATGGTAGAAAGTGTCTGTATTGGCCTTAAAATGCCATTTAAACACTATTCCTCATAATTACCAGCTTCATTCTCTATATCTACCTCCTTATCATACTCGTAAAGTGGTATATCTTGGATATTGGCAGCTTCAGTAGCAGGAACTACAAAGCCACTATCTTCTAGTTGCATATTCTCATATCCTTCGGATCTATTCTCATCACCATCTAGCTTAGGAACATCTTCAATATGATTTGCCTTTAAGACATTCACAGTAATCTGCTTTACCACATCACCTTCGTGAGCTACCTCTTGTCTTTCGATGTATCCTCTACGCTTACCTTTTGTCTTTAGTAAGAACATTGTAGCCAAAGTATCACCCTTAGCAATCCTCTCCATTAGTTTGTGTTCACCAAAGTCTAGCATAATCTCCTCAGGTTCTATTTCAGCTAGTTTCCTAGCGAACTCAGGATCATTCTTAACCCATACGTTATACGATGACCTAGATACCCCAGCTGATTCACAAGAGATGGTTATGTTACCGAAGTTCTCCTTGTAAGCTATGATAAAAGCTTCTTTAGTGATGTCTTTAAACTCTGCATTCATATTATTGGTTTTTATAATGTGTTATATAGAAAAATAAAAAAAATCAAATGTCAAAAATGGTTAAGTCTTTGTTTTATATCAGAATAATGAAGGGCCCAAGGCATACGATTGTTTTTTGGCACGAAAAAATAGGGTAGGGGGTAGGGTAGGGGAGGGGCTTAGTCCTATTTAACATAATATAAATTATAAGACCTATCCTCTCTCCTATTCTTAGCCTATTTAGTCAGCAAAGCTATTGTATTTTACTTTATTGATAGTTTACGCAAGCTTAGGCCAAAAGTAACAAACAGGCTTTAATACTTATATTCAATTTACTTTACTATACACTAATATAATAGGTAATATAAACTACA